GCCAAGGCCAACCACCAACGCCTTGGAATAGAACCATCGATGGCAGGTCGTGGACCACGCGGTGAAAGTCATTTCACGGCGCGGACGGTAGTGCTCAGAAGCGACGATGCCATAAAGTATGGGAGATTTGTGTGAGCGTCGTACCCATCAAGCGCAACAAAGGCGCATTCGGTCCCGGCAATCCGCCACCGGGACGCAAGGGCTCGATCAACAAGCACACCCGTATCCTCAAGGATGCAGTGATGCTCGCAGCCGAGCTCGAAGGACAGGACGGGCAGGGCAAGGGCAAACTGGTCGGCTTCATGCGCAAGGTGGCACAAGAGGACCTGCGGGCGTTCGTGATGTTGCTGGCCCGTGTGATCCCGTTGCAGGTCGAGACCAAGACAATGGAGCCGGAGAAAAAGCGCACCACCTACAAGTCGGTGGCCGAGGTGCAGCGCGAACTGGCCAGCCGTGGCGTGTCGATGGACATCATGTTCAAGATCATGACCGCCGAGCCGGAGCCGCTGCGGGACGAGGACGAGGACGAAGGCGAGACCATCGACAACGAGCCGGCCTGAGAAGATACTTCCCTGCACAGAAGAAACTTCCGGAAGTTATTTCCCCGATGCCGAAGCCGAGCGATGCCGAGCTAGCCAAGATGAAACAGCGCCTGATCGAGCTCGCCGGCACGCTCGACAGCCTGCGCAGCGAGCAAGCGCAACTGGGGCTGGTCCTGAAGCCCGTGTTCGAACACGAGCGCAACGTGATCGAGCGCATCCGCAACACGCACGGGACCGGAGCCACGTTCAACCCGCACCGTGCACCGCAACGCACGCCATTGTTCGAGGCGCTGTTGCAAATCGCGGTCCAGCACGGCAAGACCAAGTCGGCGTATGGCGATGTGAAGCGACGAGCCAATGCCTACATGCGGGAAGCCGAGAAGATCGAGCGGGAGCTCAGCCAGCATGTCAAAGAAGATCACGCGTGAGGAGTTGATGCATGCACTGGCGCAGGCGTACTGCCATGATAGAAACTCGAACAAGGAAATGGACATTGACCTCGTTGTTGCGATGGCTGACGAGATCACCAAGGTACTAGAGCGACATGGTGCAGTTTCCACCGGAGAAGACGACGGAGAACCTGAATGACGGCGACGTCTCAGGCATCGAGGAATTCCAGTGGGCGCTGGCGCGTGAGAACTTCTACCTGTACCGCAAGAGCATCCGGCCCAACCTGATTGAGACGTGGTGGCAGTGGGACGTCGCGAGAAACCTGCAATGGTTCTACGACGAGATGGTCGCCGGCAATCGACCGGCGATGGTGATCCAAGCGCCACCGCAGCACGGCAAGACCGAACAGGTAACGGACTTCATCTCGTGGGTGGCCGGCAGAAATCCTGACATCAAGACCATCTTCGGAAGTTACTCCGATGAGCTCGGCGTCAAGGTCAACCTCGCACTGCAGCGCACCTACGACAGCGAGCGCTACAAGCGGGTGTTTGAGTTCACGCGGATCAACGACACCGCAGCATCATCGACCGCCGCACGCTGGCTGCGCAATTCAACCATCCTCGAATACGTCGGGCACGAGGGCAGCTTCCGCAACACCACGGTGATGGGCCAGATCAACGGGCTCGGGCTCGACCTCGGCGTGATCGATGATCCGATGAAGGGACGCGCCGAAGCGCAATCGAAGACCATGCGCGACAAGACGTGGTCGTGGCTGACGGATGACTTCTTCGGCAGGTTCTCGGACAAGGCCGGCTTGCTGATGATCATGACGCGCTGGCATCTCGATGATCCGCTCGGTAGATGGATCGAGCACTTTCCCAACACGCGCGTGCTGCGTTATCCCGCCATCGCATTGCGCAATGAGCGCTACCGCAACAAGGGCGATGCGTTGTTTCCGGAGATGAAGCCGCTCGAATTCCTGATGGCGCGCAAGAAGGTGCTGACCAATGCAGGCTGGCAATCGATCTACCAGCAGTCACCCATCGCTGCCGGCGGAGATATGTTTCCGACCGAGCGCTTCAACATCATCAGCAGTGTCGACCGTTCGCAGATACGCAAGAGCATTCGCTACATCGACAAGGCCGGCACCAAGGACGGCGGAGCTTACACCGCAGCGGCATTGGTTCACGACATGCGCGACGGCACCACCGTTGTTGAAGACGTGATCAGAGGACAGTGGTCAGCCATCGAGCGCGAGACACGCATCCTGCAGGCAGCGCAGAGCGACAAGGGTTTCTGCAAGCGCTACTCGGTGTGGGTGGAGCAAGAGCCGGGATCAGGCGGCAAGGAGTCAGCCGAGGGCACCATCCGCAGGCTCAAGGGTTTCGATGCGCATGCTGACAAGGTGACCGGTGCGAAAGAGATACGCGCCGAGCCATACGCTGCGCAGGTGCAGGCCGGCAACGTCTCACTGGTAGCAGGTAGTTGGAATCGGGAATTCCTGCAGGAGCACGAGGAATATCCCTATGGGAAATATCTCGATCAGGTGGACGCCACCGCAGGCGCGTTCAACAAGCTGGCCGAGGCAGTAGGGAGCTACGACCGCACACTGTCGTGGGTGGGCTGATGGTGAAGAAGCAACCACGCGTGACGTTGCGATGCACTGCATGCAAGAGCACGCGCGCCATCACCGTGAAGCAGTTCGCCAAGGGCCAGCCGTTCTGTCCGAAGTGCGGCAACGTCGAGATCGCCACCACCGCAGTTGCAGAAATCAAGGGATGATCTTTGCCTCGCAGGCAACCTGATCCGAAAAATCACCGCTTTCAGCAACCGAAGGATGAGAAGATGATCAGGCGATGGCTGCGTGCGCCAGTGACGTGGAAGCACTATGCCGTTGCGTTCGCCGCGTTCGTTGCTGGATACTGGGTGATGTCGTGGCTCGGGTACTGACGGATGAAAGACACGTTCGGATATTGCGAGGAGTGCGGGCGGTTCGGCTACTGGTCGACCAAGCACAAGGCCTACCGCTGCAACCGGCACTGGGATATCAACGAGACAGAAGGCCTGCACAGTGCAGCGCAAAGAGCCGAGGACCTGCAAGACCAACTGGCCAAGGCGCTTGAGCGGATCAAGGAGCTAGAGATGGTCGCGACCGTCACACCTATCGACGGCATCAACGTGATCGTCGTGCCAGACGACGACAAGGATGCGCGCAACATCCCGCCCGGTATCCTCGCATCGCTCGGACCGACCACCGTGCTGATGAGCAACGACAGCAAGCGCTGCTACATGCGGCACACGCACTGGGAAAACATGAAGGACAGCTTCAAGCTGATGGCGCGATGATCAACAAGCCCGACAGCATCGCCCGCCGCTTCGCCCGCGCCATCGCCAAGTGCGCATGCCGTGAGGGTGAGCCGCATGATGCAAGGTGCGAGCGCTTCACCAACGACATCGAGAGCCTGACGCGAAGAGCAATGACCAACAAAGGGAGCACGTCATGACGATAGAAGTTCTGAATGGCCCGACCATTCAGGCAGGCGAGTCACTGTCCGATGCACTCGACTGCCGAGGCGGTCAGATGGTGCGCATCACCATGCCACCGGACTGGGACGAGGCGCAGTTGACGTTCGAATTCTCCAGCGATGGCCTGTTCTTCAACGACATCTTCGATCTCGAAGGCTTCGCCGTCACCATCAAGCACGTGGTGCCGGGTAGCGGCGTGATCATCCCGCATGATTTCGGGCGCGCCATTGCGTTCATCAAGTTTCGCTCGGGCACGCGCGGCAATCCCATCGAACAGAAAGAGACGCGCAACTTCGCGGTTGCTGTGATCACGCTGCCGGATGAGGAAGCGCCGCCGGCATCACGTGCAGCGAAGCGCAAACCTGCAGCCAAGAAGAAGGCGGCGAAGAAGAAGGCCCGACGCTGATGCCGGAAGTCTCGATAGACGATGGGGTCATCGCTCTGGACGAGGAGAGCGGCGAATTCCACATCAACAAGCACGGCGTCGTGCTGACGATGCTGCAGGCAGAGCAGGTCGCGTCGATGCTGTTGAACTGGGCGGCGAAGGGCCGCGCCATGCCTGAGCCCGAGCCCGAGCCGGGATCGAAGAAGCACTGATGACCAACGACGAAATCAGAAACGCGCTGGTGATCCTGAAGCCACGCATGTTGAATGTCGCTCCGCTGGAGATGACTGGTGATCGCCACGCCGACCTGATCGCACTGGTGATTGATGCGGAAGGGATGTTGCGCGGCTTCAAGCCGATGCGATCACGTGCCGAGATCGTGGCCGAGATCGAGCGGGAGTTGACCATCAAGTGACCCATCAACAGCACAACATGATCGCCATCATCGCGGTGGTGGTCGCACTGATTATCGCCGCGATTATCTGGGCGCAATGATGTGGCTATTGCTGGCGGTGTTCGCTGTGGCTGCGTTGCTCGATCATTCGTTCTACATCGCGGCCATGTTCGTACTGACGTCGCTGTTCTATCTAGTCGTTGCGAAGTGAGGCACCATGTACATCTTTGACAGCTTCACGAATTTCCTGAGCGGGCTTGGCGTCGTCGGTCGCGATAAGCAGACCGGTTTCCGCTACACCAAGACGCTGTGGACGCGCGACCAGTTGGAAGCCTCGTTTCAATCGGACTGGATCGCACGCAAGGCGATCACTATTCCGGCGCAGGACTCGACGCGTGAGTGGCGTGCGTGGCAGGCCGAGGCTGATCAGATCGAGCTCATCGAAGAGACCGAGCAGCGCTTGCGCGTGCAGTTGAAATTGCAAGAGGCGCTGATCAAGGCGCGGCTCTATGGCGGCGCATGCATGTTGCTCGGTGTCGATGGCGACATGGCCAAGGAGCTCGACCCGGAGAAGATCGGCAAGGATGCGCTGAAGTTCATTCACGTGCTCGCGCCGCATCAACTGGTGATCAACGAACTGATCAAGGATGTGAGCTCGCCGTACTACGGCCAGCCGGAGATGTATCGCATCAATGACGAGACCGGGAAGGTTGGCAGCGTCGACATCCATCCGTCGCGCATGATCCGCTTGCAGGGACTGGAATCACCGGACCCGATGGCCAACTATGGCTGGGGCGATCCGGTTCTGCAGATGATCAACGACGCGGTGAGCGCTGCCGGCACCGTGTCGGGTTCGATTGCTGCGATGATCTCTGAGGCGAAGTTCGACGTCGTCAAGATACCGGGGCTGACCGAAATCTTCTCGACCACCGAAGGCACCTCGCGATTGATCAAGCGCTTCAGTGAAGCCAACGTGGCCAAGAGCGTGATCAACGCCGTGGTGCTCGACGGTGAGGAAGAGTGGCAGCGCATCGGCGTCGACTTCACCGGCATGCCGGAGATCATGCAGATGTATCTGCAGATCGCAGCAGGTGCCGCCGATATTCCGGTGACGCGTTTCGTCGGGCAATCTCCTGCAGGTCTCAACGCCACAGGCGACAGCGACATCCGCAACTACTACGACCGCATCCACAGCGATCAGGAATTGCGTTTGACGCCGGCACTGGAGAAGCTCGACATCGCGATCCAGCGCAGTGCGCTCGGCAAGTTCGATGAGAACATTTTCTACGAATGGAATTCGCTGTGGCAGATGAGCGAGTCGGAGAAGGCCACCATCGCCAAGCAGAAGG